CCTGGTCCGAAGCACCGTTGGCGTGCTTGAGATCATTCAACGATCGAATATACATTCTTCCCAAACTTGACCAATCTGCATCAGGAACATGAACATAGTTCTCATGATAAAAGAAAGGTAGCTCCATCTCACCCCCATTTGAAGTACAAGGGTCAAGATAGATATGTGGTAGCTGAGAAGTTTGCACAAGATCTTGCGGAATCAAAGCGGAGAAAGTGGACAACTCATCAAAGAGGTCCAAAGGATTGTAAGCAACAATAGCTCTCCCATAAAGAAAACTGTTACCATTTATCAATATCTTTACTCTCAATTTGGCTCGCATCAAGTTAAAATTCGTAATACGATTTTCAACTCTAGGATTCGTGAAATAATCATTCCAAGGATCAAAGTCCTGGGCCAACGCAGTGCCGGTTCCCCACTCGTACTCTCGGATTTTAATAGGTCGGGAAAAGAAATTCCCAAGATCCGCATCATCGGTATCAAGTAAGGAACGCGTTGAATCCACACGAGTTTCTTCACGGTACATATAAGTGTTGTCCTTGTCTGCAAAGCTGACATTTTGTGACGAGCTAAGTTTGTTGGACTGCATTACTTTCTGCACCATATCTCCACTCTGTGGTTCAAAACCAGCACTGGAAATTTGTGCCGTGCTTGTTGTCTGGCCAACAGATACACGACGGTTTGCGCAATTCGAGATCTCAATAGCAGGGCGGGTGCCAGTACCCACCTCACAAGAACTCTCATTACAGACTTTACAATTCGATTTACAAGTAGATGTTTTACAATTGCCGAACGTATGTACTATCCAATGCTCACGCTCAAAGCCATTGGAAGGCAAGTTTTGTTTGGAAATAACTCCGCCCCTAAATAGGGGTACCACACGAGGGTGGAATCTACGTATGCAAAGCCTATCAATCTATATACAAAAGTACAAAACATATAAACTAACAGTATCCATATACATACAGCTCTATTCAACTTTACACTGGAACCCCATCGAGCAAACGGGGTGAGATTTTAAAGATTCTCGAAACTTAGAAAATTTCGTCGGACAAAACTTCCTTGATAAAAAGGGGGCAATACATATAGTAATAAAGGAGAACATACCAAATCAATAGTTCGGCAATCTTCCTAAATCCTCCAGTCACCAAGGCAAAATACAAAATCCAACCAAATTTGATGCGGTGCGTTGTTACACGCACACGGTTAGTCAGTGTCAAATACCACAAAAGTGGGTAAAAGACAACTGACAAGTTTGCCGCCCAATGTTCCCACCAAAAGAACATGTCGGCACTCGAACCACGACAGTGGTCCTGATGCTCAATGAGCATTGGGTATTGAAACCCGCATTGTGGCTGGAAATCATCAGGAGCATCCTCTGCCTCTTGGGCCGGGACACCACGGTATTCCTCCATCCACTTTTGTGCATGATCGTCGTACGTAACGTCCAACAAACTGCAAAGGTGTGTGACACCCGCTCGTCTGGCAACTTCAATCAGTTGCTCACGGCGTGTTTCATACACCTCCTCGCCATGGTTAAACCACTCTCGCAAAGCTGTGTCAATGTTGAGTGCACTAGCATGCTCTTCAGTCAAAGGTGCATTCTTCTCACGCACAAAACAATGCAACATCTTGCAGCATGATTTGTCAGCAAGTGCACCTAAATGCACACCAAGTTTGGGGTGGAAAACGCTCTTTCTCTTCAAGAACTCAAATTCGTCGGGTGGGAGGTATGGCAAGAGTGCACTCTCCTTATCAGGCATCGTATACTCCTGGCCGTACTTGGCCAAGAAATGTGAAATGCCTTCAATGGTAAATTCAGGAATCTCTTCTGAAACGGAACCAATATTATCGTCTCCGTATGTCGACAAACTCACGTAATCACGAAACTCTAAGTTCCGGTCAACAACGCGAGGAATGCTGTAGAAAAATGCTCGCAGATTTAAACTTCCACAGATACCATTCAAAATCGTAGTCAATGAATTACCACTAATATGGGTGCCTTCAGTGAAACCAATCAAATCGCCATTAAATGCTACTATGGCATAGACAATGTCACCTGCCATCGCTTCCATGATTCGCAAATCCTCTTCAGAATAATCACACTCACGTGCGCAATCAATCAAAATACGAATTGCAGCAAGCAAAAGTTGAGAAGGCAATTTCTGGTCATATTTACCATAGTCACCCCCAATCAGCCTGTCTTCGCCAAACTTGAAGATGTGTTCATGCAACTCTTCCCATTCAGGGCCGTGTGCATTGACTCCAACAGCGCACTCTGAAACCTTCGGATGAAACTGCAAAACACGCAAAATGGGCAAAAAGTATTTTCTAACCAAAAATGTCAGCGCAATTCCATTCCCATAGAAAATGCGACACTTGGGCTTTGACAAAATTTCGTCCTTTTTGCACGCCTTCGCAACAACGTATGCACGTTCTCCACGACGATAGCAATCTTCGCAACGCTGTATTTCATTCATAATGACATCATCAAACACGCGATTGTTAGGTTTACCCTCTTCGGGTGGCAACTCTGTGACAAACCGTCTCTTTTCACCAGACAATGGAAAACCAACTGATGTGTTCAATTTTATGGCATCCATGAACTTCTTCCCTGGAATGCCACAAATATTCTCGTGGTCTGTCAGTTTCCGCGTATCTCTCCACAAAATTGACTGAAAAATGGTTATCAGTGCCATCTTGTAATCGAGAATCGCACGAATCAAAAGCATAGGGTCATATGGAAATGCAGGATTTGCCAAATTCTCCAAACATGCTTGCCACCCCGCATACTGAGGAAATACAATAGGAGGGCCAAACACGTTGGGAAAACCCATGACATCAGTGACATGCTCACTCAATGGTGTCACCTTGACATTGCTTCGAAAAGTAGACATGCCTGGACACGCTCCATAATACTCAACTTGTGAATCAGGGGGCATGTATCTAACAGGCGACTTGACATGAGGGTCACGAGGCTCAACAATCTTGATACCCAAAACTTGTGTCTCAAAATGTTCAGCACTACCAGTAACGAGAACACCTTCAATGGTGCGCAATTCATCAATCAGGTTCACTACTTGCTTCTTGTCAAACAAACTCGAGCAACCATGTGGGGTGCCAGATTTTCCACCAAGGTGGATACCTAGCAACAATGGTCGTCTCTTCGAGATAAGAACTGCTCCACACAATCCACTGAAAGTATTAATCGTGAGAGACAGATATCGTAAACCAATGAAATTAGCCATACCATTCCCTGTCTTTTCTCTACGCGCAATACCTCCAGCTTCAATGATTTCACCTTCCTTGTTGCGCCAAAGCATATCGATTTCCACTTCATGAATATCTCCAGATGGCAAAAACCTTGTAAGATCTTTGAACGAACCACCTGATGCAGAATAGCAAATACGCATATCTGAGCCAGGTATGAGGACACTCTGGGCCTTGCTCAGTCGAGAAACAAATTTTCCTCCCGTCGTTTCTGGATTTTTCTTGCGAAAAGTGACATCCAGCACATCTTGTTCAAAGTAATGGTTTGGAACCACAACAACATTCGACGTTAGAAACAGACCATTAACACGCAACACGCGTTCGCCAATATTCACGGACCCGTAAACAAGATTCTTCTCGACAAGTCCCTTCAATTGATCACTCGTAGTGTTGGCAGTGTCAGTAGCAACAGGCAGTGGTCGTATAGACACTCCCGTCCACACATTGCGCTCACTGTCCCGCTGTTGAATTTCCTCTGCTGTTTTAGGCTCTAAAGACCCCTGGGGATCTATGGCTTTCCACGCACGGTAAGCGCGTGCCAACGCATATATGGTTCCGCATAGAGTAAACGTGCCACATATGTGGGCAACATGTCTGTTACGCATACGTGCCACAAGCGATGCAACACTAATTGATGATGCGTACTTCTCATAAACACAACGATCCACAAACAAATATATGGATTTTTGCAGTGCCCCATAGCAATACAAAATCAAACATGCTGCCAAGGGAAAACTACTTGTTGTGTTCGCTGCCGCAAAGTATAAAGCGTTCATAACGCAAACTAATAGCAACAACGAAAGAGAAACAAATGGCCTGTAATATTCATCACGAAATGCGTACATAGCAAACAATCTCACAAGAGAACTGCCAAACCAAGGAGTTGGAAAACAAGTCAAGAATGAAAAATTCCTAACAAATGAATCAAGTTCATCAACCTTGGTACACATTGCATCATGTAACGCGTTCGAACCACGTCTCACAGAATCAACTAGCTCCTCACCATATTGGGCATCGTTATCAAATTCGTCGATGACATCATGCTCATCACACCATCCTTGGATATTTTTGCAGCCATTCACGCCACAAACACAAACATGTTGCCTGTCGCGCATGCGCTCCAAAATGCCCTGCTGGGCGTCGCGGTGCTGATGAAAAACTTCAACGAGATATTGCACTGCTGTACGAAACGACACCTTTTCAAGTTTCTGACCATTATGTTCAATACAAGCATATGATGCAGTAGTTGTCAACGATTTTGGACAAATGGCCTTCTCAAATGTGAGGCTCCATATGTCATCAAAAGCTGCTTTACCAAATCTAGCGTTGTACGCCGCAACTTTGCGCGGGTCTATGCCTTGAGGCACACCATCCACAACGTATTGGAATTCAGGCTTGGCTTCGACAGTTATCACAACATGCATACGTCGTTGAATCGAATACGGACAATTTGAATATATCCGAGCATCAAGATCCTTAACGTTCGTGGTGACAAGACAAATTTCGGGCTCAACAAATACTTTGCCCTTACTGTCAAGATCAGCCATGTTGG